CAACTTTGGCTTTATAGCTTGGGCGTGGACGCCGGCAAAGCCGACGTGATGAACAACATTAAAGTGCAGGAGCCCGGCCCAAAATACTGCCACTTCCCGCTGGATCATTCCAGGGGCTACGACAACCGGTTCTTTGAGGGGCTACTCTCAGAAAAGCTGGTGCAGAAAGTAGTGGGCGGCAGAACCAAATGGGCCTGGGAGAAGATCTCCGAACACATAAGAAACGAGCCGCTGGACTGCCGGGTGTACGCCCTGGCGGCTTTTCGTGTATTGGACCCCGACCTGGACGCAGTAGCGGCCAGACTGAGGACATCAACCACGGAGACCGTGACGCAGCAGACCCAGCCGCAGAGGAAGGCCCGGCCGAAGGTAAACAAAAACCACTCGCTGGGCGAATGGTAACAAAAAAGACGGCCCGGAGGCCGTCAATCTTTTTGCTTTTCCATATACAAGTTGTGTAGCTCGTGAATTGCCTCGGCCAATTTGCGGCCCAACGGAGAATAAGGGGTTATCTTGCTGCGGCGTTCTTGCAGGATGGAAGCCGCAAAGAGGAGGTTATCGACTTTGGCTAAGTCTTTGATAGTCCAGCGATCCATTTTGTAAACCTTTCTGCCCGGCGGGCTGTCTGCGTTGAATTTACTTAAAGAACTCGGAGGAAACAACCTCATCACCATCAATGGTTACGATCCAATCGTTGTTAAAAATGATGCCAAACAATCTGCCGCAGACATATTCATAAATGGCGGTGTTGTCGGGGGAAATCTCAAAGGTGCGATCCTTAGTGGTGTACTTCTTAATCATAGCGGTCATTTTTTCGTCCTCCTTGTTTTCTGTGGTTATGTGTTACCACGGGTAAATACTTATTGCAATCCTTTTTTGTGAAAAACTTTACACAAATACGCAGGATTGTGTTTGTATGAAACGACTGGCGGCTCGATCCAGGAGCCATGGGGTTATCGGAGGGAAACAGGAGCCAGGAAGATGGCCCAAAGAATATAGACCTGGATGCCGGTAAGAACTACGACGCTGGCGAGACCTTCAAAAAACTTCTTCATAATTAAGTCCTTTCTATTTAAGAGGCTGGTTGTTTGAGGGAGGAAGGCGCCGAGGTTGCCGTTCGTTCTCGCCGTTACCACCTGCCGGCATCCCCGACCCGTTGGTCGCTTCCGCCCGGTTTGCACTGCCGCTTTCCTGCTTTATCCTCGGCGTTTTCCTGTGGCTATGTGTTACCACTTATAAACACTTAATGCAACCTTTTTGGTTAAAAACTTTTAACAAATAAAAATACTTCCGTTTGTACAAAACGACTGGAGGAAATTTTATGGACAAAACCGAACTGCACGCCCGGCTGGAGTTCCGCCGCGCAGCCCTGAACGAGCTGCGGGCAGCATACCTGGCCCTGGTAAGTGGACAGGTGGCCTCGTACTCGATAGGCTCCAGAAACCTGACTCGTTTTGACCTTACCAAACTAAAAGACGAGATCACGGCCATGGAGAAGGAGTGTGACGCCCTGGAAGCGCTGACCCGCGGCGGAGGCCGCAGGAAAGCGGTGGGGGTCATTCCCCGCGATACCTAATGATGGGAGGGAAAACCCTTGGACGAACACAAGCAGCGAGTGGCCGAAACGGTGAGACCGCAGAGGACACAAAAAGCCGCAAAATCGGCAGAGGCCAGGACCACGGCGGCGCCGATCCTGAATAAAGGTTACTCGGAAGCCGGCGCCTCGCACACGCGAAAAGCCCTGGCAGGCATGAAGCCCAACAGCGGCAGCCCCGCCGAGGACATCAACGAAAACCTGCTGACCTTGCGGCAGCGCTCCCGAATGCTATACATGGGGGCACCCGTAGCCACCAGCGCCATCCGAACCAACCGGACCAACGTTGTGGGCAACGGCTTACAGCTAAAAAGCACAATCGACCACACTACCCTGGGCATGACACCTGAGCAGGCGGAGGAGTGGCAGCGGCACACAGAGGCAGAGTTTAAGCTGTGGGCCAGCAATAAGCGAAACTGCGACGCCACCGGCATCAACGATTTTTATGGCCTGCAGCAGCTGGCCCTTGTTTCGTGGCTAACCTCCGGGGACGTATTGGGGCTGGTTCAGTTTGGCAAGCGCACCAAAATGCAGCCATACGGCCTGCGCATCCACCTGATAGAGGCGGACCGCTGCCGGTGCCCCGTGGACGGCAACGCCTACCTGAACACCACCTGCAAGAAGCTGGACAACGGCTTTATTTACGACGGCGTGGAGGTAGACAAGACCGGCGCCATTGTGGCATATCACATCGCCAATACATACCCTTATGAGCACACAGCGGAAAAGACCACCTTTGTGCGCGTGCCCGCATACGGAAAGGACACCGGACTGCCCAACGTGCTGCACGTTATGGACAGCGAAAGACCGGGCCAGTATCGCGGCGTGCCCTACCTTGCACAGGTAATGGAACCGCTGCTCCAGCTCAGGAGATACACCGAAGCGGAAATTATGGCCGCCCTGGTTCAGTCGTTCTTTACGGCCTTTGTTAAGACCGACGCAGGCAGCACAGAAATGCCCTTCAATGAAGTGCCTGAACCGGAATATGACAAGGACCCCAACGCCTACGAAATGGGCCCCGGCACGATCAACATGCTGGAGCCCGGAGAGGACGTGACCTTTGGAGCGCCGACCCACCCACAGACCGGCTTTGACGCCTTCACACGATCCATCTGTGAGCAGATAGGCGCAGCGCTTGAAGTTCCCTGCGACCTGCTGCTGAAAGCCTTTAACGCCAGTTACAGCGCCAGCAGAGGCGCCCTGCTGGAAGCCTGGAAGGCGTTTAGAATGCGCCGAACCTGGCTGACCAACGACTTCTGCCGCCCCATATACGAGCTGTGGATGGCCGAAGCGGTGGCCCTTGGAAGAATAACCGCCCCCGGCTTTTTCACCGACCCGCTTATGCGCCAGGCATACCTGGAAAGTGAGTGGATCGGACCTTCCGCCGGTCAGCTTGACCCGACGAAGGAAGTGCAGGCGGCAGTTATGGCCATTGACAACGGCCTGAGCACCCGCGAGGCCGAGGCAATCAAGCTCAACGGCAGCCAGTACGTCGCCAACGTAGCAAAGCTCCAGAGCGAAAACGAAAAACTGAGAGCCGCAAACGGGCAGCAGCCCGCGAGCGAGTAAAGGAGGACACATGAACAACGTGAAATCTTACAACATCGTGGTCGATGAGGGGAACAACTCGGCAACCATAAACATGTATGGTGAAGTCGTTTCCACCCGCCCCACCGACTGGTGGACCGGCGAGGCCCTCCCCGGAGACTTCATCGCCCTTGATGAATTCCTGAGAGACCTGGACGAACTGGAGACAAAGGACAACATCACCGTTCACATCAACAGCGTGGGCGGCGACTTTTACGCAGGCCTGGCGATCTACAACCGCCTGCGCGACATGAAGGCCAACGTTACCACCATCAACGACAGCCTGGCAGCCAGCGCCGGCAGCATTATTCTGCAGGCAGGCAACACCCGCAAGGTGAAGGCCGCCTCGAACATCATGGTTCACGGCGTGCTGGGAATGTTGTTCGGCTATTACAACGTCAAGGACCTCAAAGGCGTTATCAAGCAGTTTGAGGCCGGCAACAAGGCCGCTGTCAATGCATACGTGGAAGCAGGCGGCCAGGAGCCCGAAACAGTAAAGGCATACATGGACAAGGAAACCTGGCTGACCGGCCAGGAGGCAGTTGACGCCGGCTTTGCTGATGAAGTGATCGAGCCCGAAACCCAGCTGACCATGAGAATGGCCAACAACAAGAGCTTCATGGAAGTGAACGGCGTGCGCCTTTCGGCACAGTGGATGCCCACCGCACTGCCCAACGGCATCGACATTGTAGAGCCTGAAAACACAGTATCCAACCCCACGGCAGCGCCGGCGGGTGGAAATAACTCCAACGGAGGTAATGAAACAGTGATTGAAACCGTAGACGAACTGCGGGCAGCATACCCCGAACTGATGGCGCAGATGGAAGCAGCCGCCCAGACACAGGGTGCAGCCGATGAACGTGCCCGCCTGGAGGCTATCGACGCCATCCGAAACGGCATCGGCAACGCCGAGCTGGTACACAATGCCATGTTCGGTGAAACTCCCATGACAGCAGAGCAGCTGGCCCTGCAGGCTATCAAGGCAAACGCCGTACAGGGCGCAGCCGTACTGGCAAGCCTGGAGGAACAGACAAAGCCCGCTCTGGAAGTCGAACCTGAGTCCGCGCCTGTAGAACCCGTGGACACATTCAAGCAGGACTTCGAGAAGGACCTCGAAGCCATCAAAAACGCTGTAAAGCAGCACTAAGGAGGCAAAAAAATTATGGCTATGTATGAAACTATGAACGTGACCACTGACGGCCTGCTGGCTACCCTGAACCCCGCCGCTGAGGCTTTCAGCGTAACCATTAAGGCCCTGGGCGCTGCCGCTACCCTGAAGCGTGGCACCGTCCTGGCTATCGACGCCGACGGCAAAATGATCGTGCTGGGCTCCGGCGCTGGCACCGCAAACTGCGTACTGTGTGACGACATCGAAGTCGGCACCAGCGACGTGACCGCCATTGCTTACCGCACCGGCCACTTCACCGCTGAAAAGCTGATTGTGGCTGACACCTACACCATGACCGCAGCCGACAAGGAAGCCCTGCGCGCAGCCGGCATCCTTGTGAGCAACGCTGTCAATATGTAACCCAAAGAGGAGGATAAAAAAATGGCTTTCGATATTACCAACACCCATCACCTGCTGGCATCTTATGAACAGGCCGTTCCCGCTTCCAGCTTCCTGCGTGACCGCTATTTCCCCTGCAACGCAGCAACCGACATTTTCACAACCGACGACGTGCTGATGGAATACCGCGACGGCACTCAGCGCATGGCTCCCTTTGTAGCCCCCCGCGTAGGCGGCAAGACCGTTCTGCGTGAAGGCTACGCCATGGAACGCTATGAGCCTCCCTTCATTGCTCCCCGTCGTTCCCTGACTATTGACGACCTGGCAAAGAAGGGCTTCGGTGAAGCTATTTATGCCAACCTGACTCCCGAACAGCGTCAGGGTGCCATTATCACTAAGGACATGACCGAAATGGACACCATGATTACCCGCCGCGAAGAAGCCATGGCCGCCGAAGTAATGACCACCAACGCCCTGGTTATGAAGCACTACGGTGAAAACAACACCGACTTTGAAGAAAAGTCCATTCAGTATTTCACCGGCGCAGCCAACCCCGCTGCCTACACCGTAACCAACGCCTGGAGCGGCGCCAACGCCGACATCTATGGCGACATCAACGGCATGGTGACCCTGGCCCGCCAGAACGGCCTCGCCGTTTCCGAACTGGTAGTTTCCGGTGACGTTGTACCTTACATTTTGAAGGACGCAACTATCCAGAAATACCTGGACATCAAGGGCTATGAGCTGGGCCACATCAACCCCCGCGAACTGAACGCAGCCGGCGCCGCCTACATCGGCACCCTGAACGTAAACGGCGTGATGATTGACATTATCAGCTACGCCGCTCAGTACGAAAATGACGCAGGCGTTATGACCAGCTATATGCCCGCTGGCAAGGTTGTTCTGACCGCTCCCGCTGCCGGCCGTACCGCTTACGGCGCTGTTACCCAGCTGGAAGGCGACGAACTGTTCCACACCTACGCCGCCAAGCGTGTGCCTAAGTACACCAGCGACAAGAAGGCTGACGCCCGCGAGCTGCGCCTGGCTGCCCGCCCCCTGCTGATGCCCAACCGTAAAAACTGCTTTATCGTCGCTGACGTAGACTAAAGAAGCAGCAACACAGGAGGAGAATTATGGCACAGATCAAAATTATCGCCGGGACCTTTGGTTGGAAGCACGGCAACGCTTATGACCTGATAAAGGCCGGTGATCCTCCTATCGAGGTGGACGACAACCTGGCTTATAGACTTGTGGACAAGGGCGTGGCGGAATACGCTGCGCCCACCCACGAAGCCCCCCAGGAAGCCGAGGAAGAAACCCGCCTGGAGGATATGAGCGCCAAGGAACTGCGAGCCCTGGGCAAACAGTACGGGCTCACCTTTACCGCAAAGAGCGCCAAGGCTGAAATGATCGAGGCTATTCTGGAGGCAATGCCCCAGGACGCCCCCGAATTTGACGCAGCAGAGGCGGTGCTGTAATGGGCTTTAAGGAGCAAGCCGGGCTCGACATTGCCCGCACTTTTATGAATGACATGGAGTTCGCCGAACTGAAACAGATCGACGGAAAGCCCATGCACGTTGTTGTGGACGATTATGGCCTTGTGGGACGCAGCGCGGGAGGAGATACACACACAGACGGCCTCTATTCCGCCCAGCTCCTTGTGTTTGTTTCGGCGGCCGAATACGGGCCCAGACCAAAGCAGAACAAGCTCCTGAACATGAACGGGCGTGACTACCGCATCGTGAAGGTTGAGGAGGACGTGGGCGTTTACACCTTTACCCTGGAGGCAAACCGCGTATGAGTATGCTAATCGTAGACCTTGACGCTTTCACGGAGGAGATCGACAAGGCGCTGGGGGACTTGAAAACTGAGACCCCCAAAGTGCTGCGCACGGCTCTATCCAATACCGCCCGCCGCGTGCGTAAGCAGGTTGTGAAGGAAGCCAAACAGCGATATGCATATCAGGACGACGGAGCCTGGAAGGCATCCAACGCCGGCGCCATTAAGCTCAAAGCCAAGACCAAACGCGACGCCTTTTATACAAGGCTCGTCAGCAGCGGCCCCATGAGCGAGCTTATGGACTTTATGGTGAGCCCCTCGGCATACGCCCCGGACGACAGACCCAGCGCCCACAAGGCAAAGGTCCTCTCCGGCGGGGCCCTGAAAATCCTGGGCGACAAACCAAAGCCATTTGTGGCCCGCTTTAAGAGCGGGCACATTGCCATCGTGAAACGACGTGGGAAAGACCGTAAGCCGTTAGATAAACTGCTGGCGCCTGCCGTACCTTCGATGGTACAGAACGCAGGGCTGAGAGCTACCGCTGAGGAACTAATGGCAACCGAGCTGCCGGTGCAAATCCAAAAAGCAATTCAAAGAACCTTAAAGAAAGCGGGGAGAACATGAGGACACCATTTGACCTGCAAGACGCCTTGTGCGCAGAAATGAAAAAGCTGTTTGAGGGCTTCCCGCTGTACGACTCAACCGGGGCAAAAACAACCCTGAAAGTTTACGCCCAGGACCTGCCAGAGACCGAGACAGACGACGAAAGCAACGCCGACCCAACGCCTTACTGCATTGTAAAGCTGGTGGACGGCACCGCAGGAGGAGACAAGAACAGCGTGCGCGTTGTTTTTGTTTTCTGTGTGCGAGACGCCAAGCCGGACCGACAAGGACACCGGGACATTCTAACTCTTATTTTTAGGGTGTATGAGCGGTTCGCAAAGAACCCCTATATCAA